ATCCTTATCTTATGCAAGGGGATACAATTTAGTATGGTTTAATAAACAAATAATGTTTCATCAGTATGAGAATTTAAATAAAAACGGTAGAGAATACAAAGAAAGTTATTTAAAAAATTTTAAAAATACAGAAGAAAAAAGTAAGATATTCAAAAAATTTATTGAAGGAAGTCAGGTTTTAGAAAATACAAAAATAAACATTAAAAATAATGATAATGAAATTGTATATAAATTGTTTGATAAAAATATTAATAATAATGAAACTATGCCTAGATCCATAAAAGGATTTTTAGAATATGAAGGAATTGATTTTATCAATAGGAAAACTTCTCCATGGTGGAAGGTGCCAGATTTAAATGTCATATACCCCTAATATTTATATCCCATACATAGAAGGATTCCACTTTGAGGACTATTTTTTAATTTATAAAAATTACTATAACAGTATAGGATTTAATGTAAAAACTTTTGGTGAATTAAAAGACGGAAAAATAAATTATTCAAAAATTATTAACAATTTGCTTCAGAATGAAAATGAAGAAATTTTTATAATTATAGATTATATTATTATTCCAAAATTCGCCATCGATCACGGAATTGAAGCCTGTAAAAAATATGAATATTTAGTTAAGCCAACTAATAAAGTCTATATCATTGAAGATTACGATCAATCAAATAAAATTACAGAAGCGCTAACAAGTGACGATGTACTGATGAATTTTGATTATTCTAATAAATCTTTTTACGACATGTGGCCATTAGACGGTGCCTGGATTTTTAATAAAAAAAATATAAAAGAAATAATGGAATTTAGTGAACCAGCAGGATATGATTTTAACATTTGCTATGACTATGGAAAGTCTGATGGAGTAATTTTTATTCAATCAGATGGCTATAAAATTTATCCAAATTTTATAAATATAGATCAAAATACTTTGTTTATCTATAAATCATACTTGGAATCAATTAAAAATTTATTTGGAGTTCCAGAAAATATTTTTTCTTACAAAAATCAAATATTAGAAAAAATAGAGGTATGTACAGTAGAAAACACTATATTTAATGTAGACCAGTATTTTTCTAAAAAAAGATATATATAATGCAGGGTATAATACGCACATGATTAAATATTTAGGATCAATTGGAACCTTCATACGATTAAATGATAGTGTTGATGCAACCTATCAATTATTAAATGTTTACTCTTCATCTGCCGCTCAGACTTCATTATTTTCGGCCCAGGTGAATAATTCAACAGGAATAATTTCTTTTTCTTCAGCATCAACATCCCTATATATTAATGGTGTGTCTGGATCAGTTATTCCTAATCAACAATGGTCACATATTACCTTCTCGTTTGAAGATAAATTAGCCACCTATGACACCAATAACTTCCTTATACTATTTGGAGATTCCGCTTCAAGTAACTTTAATATACAGAATCTTTATATTCTAGAGAATTCTTTTAGTGCCTCCGAAGTTGGATATTTACATCAAGAGTTTACGGGAGGAACTAATAATAAACTTACTGTACCTCCGTCTGCATCATATGCTATCAACGTAGTTGATTATCCAGAAACAAACTTTGTATCAGCATCAACTAACGTAATTTATCAGCCATCATTTGGTCAGCAAAGGTATCTCATGGATATTAATGCAGCGACGGAGGGCAGTTTGAATAGATTTGTATCTGCATCAGTTATGACAAATGATGACCTCTATATTGACACAGTAAACATCAATACTGGGGACAAAGTGCTATCTCTGGCAGACAATCAAATATACGAGTTGACAGCATCATCACAACTTGTTACTTTATCAAGTTCTGTTGGAGATGTTGTTAGAGTTCTTTATGGTCAATATCTAAACCGTATTTCATTCATAAAGACTGCTAGTGGTTTCGAAATACAGCCAATACGAGTTAAAATTAATTCATACCTGAACACCATACAGTCAAATAACGTCTAATGTGCTATTATTTGGTACATGGGACTTGAAGTAGTAAGAGATAAAAGCAACTTTGGCATCTATGTATGGCTCCTTCCAGAGGGTGGAGTATTCAAAGATGATGATGACAATGTTCTAAACATTCCATCAGAACGTGGGGATATCACAAAGATGGCTGAACTTCGTAAAGCCGCCGCACATTATGGGCAGCCAGATGGTCAGGCAGTATTCATCCCTGGTATTGGGCGGGTAACAGAAGAAGAATACCAAGAAGATAAATACCGTATGGAAAACGGCCTATTAAGTTACGGCGACACAGGAGCGTGGAGAGATGCAGCAAGAACCAGAAGAGACCTGGATAGATAATGTTGGCCTGAGCAAGGCCATGAACCCTGAGTCATTTCTTCCTGTAGACAAGGACGATTTTAGACAGGACTCTGAATCTATTCTTAGCCTAAATGGTTTATCCCAAAACTTTAAAAGATCTGCTAGACGCAAGTTAAATAAGAGTCTTGTGACGGCAGGCGGAGAGATCGTAACAGCAGAAGATAATATGTATGCTGGAGATGATGCTACATCTAAGCAGATAATTCCAGATAAATACGGATACGGAATCTTTGATGTTGTTGAGCCGCTTTATAATCCATATGCATTAGCCAAGATTTATGAACTTTCCGCCCCAAACTATTCAGCCATCAATGCTAAGGTAGCGAATATCGTGGGTCTTGGATATGACCTTCTCCCAACTCTTAACGTAATGGAAAAACTAGAATCTATTTCAAGCACAGAAGAACTTGGTCGGGTAAGAAGAAATCTTGCTCGCCAAAAGGCTCGCGTTATTGACTGGCTAGAAACAAGAAATGATGATGATACCTTCACGATGACATTGATGAAGGCCTACATTGATGCGGAATCTACAGGAAACGGCTTCATTGAAATTGGAAGAAAGACAACTGGTGAGATTGGATACATTGGACATATTCCAGCCCCCACAATGCGTGTCCGTAGATTAAGAGATGGATTTGTTCAAATAGTTAACGGCAAGGCGGTATTCTTCCGCAATTTCCAAGGTGATGAAAAGAATCCTATTACAACCGATCCTAGACCCAATGAGATAATTCATATCAAGAATTACACACCCACAAATACTTATTACGGTCTTCCCGCCATTGTCGCTGCCAAGAATGCAATGGCAGGAAACGAATTCGCATCCAGGTTCAACCTTGAATACTTTGAGAATAAAGCCGTTCCTCGTTATATTTTCTGGCTCAAAGGCGCAAAAATGTCACGGGCAGCGGAGGAAAGACTATTTGAATTCTTCCAAGGAAACTTGCGCGGACAGTCCCATAGGACGGCTATTATTCCTATTCCTGGCGATACTCCAGACCATAAGGTAGAAATGAAGATGGAGCCTATTGAAACCAACATTCAGGATTCATCGTTCAATAACTATAAGAAGATGAATAAGGATGAAATCCTTATGGCCCACCGCGTACCCGCTTCAAAAGTTGGATCTACAGAGGGTATAGGTTTGGCGGCGGCGAGAGAGGCAGACAGAACCTTCAAGGAACAAGTTTGTCGTCCAGCCCAGGATGCATTAGAGAAAAAGATTAACAAGATTATTGCTGAGAAAACAGATGCCTTCAAGTTTGAGTTTAATGAACTGACTCTTACCGACGAGGAAACAAGATCGAAGATTGATGAACGGTATTTGAGAATGCAAGTCATTGTTCCCAATGAGGTAAGAGAAAGACTTGGATTATCTACACTTCCTAGTGGTGATACACCTGTCGTTCTTAATGCTCAGGCTCAGGCAGAGCAGGTTATTCAAACAACGAGGAACAGAGTAAGAGATCAAGAGCGTGCTTCAAATGCTCCAGACACCGATGAATTGGGTCGGGCAGCGCAAGGAGAAGGTAGGCAGCAAAATTAATAAAGTTAGATATAATATAATTTAATTGTTATGATTATTAATAAAGCGCATTTCGACGTAGATGGAGATAGTCTCCGTCTTACTATGCCTATTGCTAAAGTAGATGAAGAGCGCAGAATCGTTAGTGGATTTGCAACCCTTGATAATGTAGATCGTCAAGGGGATATTCTTTTATCAGAGGCATCACGAAAGGCATTTGAGAATTTTAGGGGTAACGTTCGTCTAATGCACCAGCCAATCCCAGCAGGTAAAGTTGTATCTTTCCGCGAAAATTCATTTTATGACAAGGAAACAGGTCAAACATACAACGGAATCTTTGTTGATGCTTATATATCTAAAGGCGCAGAAAATATTTGGCAGATGGTGCTAGATGGCACCCTTACAGGTTTTTCAATAGGCGGTAGAATAGTTGACTTTGACAACAAGATGGATGACCAAGATTCAGATCGTGGGGCAGTAAGAGTAGTTAAAGAATATGAACTCATGGAATTATCTCTTGTAGATAGTCCAGCAAATCAATTTGCTAATATCTTCTCTATTCAAAAACTTGGTGATGAGATTGTCACATCAGGCATCGCCACCGAATTTTCTACAGAAAATGTATTCTGGTGTGCATCAGATAAAATTGCTGTTACTGAGAAATTGGACTCTGTTGACTGCCCAGTATGTCAAAACTCAATGAATGAAATTGGCTGGGTTGAGTCAGCAGACGTTAAAAAGAATGAAGAGATTGGCAAACTCGTAGATAATTTCATGACTAAGGCAGATTCAGTAAGAGTTGGAGATTTTGTATCTTGGGGATCAAGTGGCGGAACGGCCAGAGGCAAAGTAGAAAGAGTTGTCAGATCAGGGTCTATTGATGTTCCAGGCTCAGACTTTACTATCAATGCAGAAGAAGACAATCCTGCCGTCCTCATTCGTGTGTATCGTAAAGGTGCAGATGGCTGGGAGGCATCAGACACACGGGTCGGCCATAAGATGAGTACTTTGAGAAGAATATCTAGTCTCACCGAAAAATTAGACGACGAGCCCGAACTTGAAAAAGAAACAGTCACAAGTGAAAATACCCCCAATCGTAATGCCCAGCAAGGCTTACCTGGAGGCATTCCCACGGCTACCCGTAGAAAGAAGCGTAAGTACCGCAAAGAAGAAGGAATGATGAAGTCTGGAGACTATGTGGCATTTTCAGAAAACGGCAAACTTTCTAAGGGTCGCTTAGACGTTATTGACACAGAAAAAGCGGCGGTAAGAATTTACAAAGAGGTGGCAGATGGTAAATTCCATCCAACAAATAACATCGTTACAAAAAATATAACAGACTTAGTAAAGATTAAGGTGGCAACAAAAGTTGCATTAGAGAAATCATTATCGGATGACGATGTTGATCATTTAAACACCTTAGTTTCTCAGCATAATGAAAAATATGGTAATGTTAATTCTAAGAATGTCTCATTTGTCATGCTTCGTAAGGTTTTTGAGCGAGGCATAGCAGCATTTAAGAGCAATCCAGCGATGCAAAAATCAGATGAACATTCACCTGAGCAATGGGCGTATGCAAGAGTCAATGGATTCTTACAGGCGGTAAGATCAGGAAAATTCAATAACAGGCCATATGACACGGATTTGTTGCCAAAGGGTCACCCATTGTCAACAGAAAAGTCAGATAATTCAGAGGAAAATGAACTGACTTTACAAAAACGAGAAGGAGGTGT